TTTGGTTGCCAGAGCAGATTGAGCAATTCACCGGTCAGATGGAAATACAAAAGCAAGTAGACGCAATCATCGAGGAACAACGTGCTGCATAACCTCTTTCCCACTCCTGTTGGCATCTATAAGTTAGACCGTGACCTCTCGGCTAAAGAACTATCGTTTCTGAAAAAGCAAGAAACACGCTCTAACATGGGCAACACAACTAGCACCGACAACACGATTCTGAAAGCCAAGGAACTAACCCAGTTGCGGGACTTCATTGAAACCAAGGTGTCGGAATACTTTACTACGGTCTACAGCCCAAAGCACAAGGTCAATCTAAAGATTACGCAATCGTGGACTAACTACACAGAGCAAGGACAACACCATCACAAACACGAACACCCCAACTCATTTGTGTCGGGTGTGTTCTATGTGCAAGCTGATAAAGCCAAGGACAGGATTTACTTCTACCGAAACGGTTATCAGCAGATTAAGTTTCCGCCAAGCGATTGGAATGTCTGGAACTCGGAGTCGTGGTGGTTTGAGGTTGGTTCTTGCGACTTGGTGCTCTTTCCATCGAGCCTGACACACATGGTTCCTACCGTGGAATCTGATAAGACTCGGATTAGCTTGTCGTTTAACACATTCCCTGTTGGCAATGTTGGGGAAGAAATAGATTTAACAGGACTTCAACTAGGAGAATTAGATGGCGCATTTCGCTGAAATTAACCAAAACAATATGGTGCTACGAGTAATCGTAGTCGAGAACAAAGACACTTCTACTCCTGACGGAACAGAGGTTGAATCCATTGGCGTAGCCCTTTGCCAGCGTTTGTTTGGTGGCAACTGGGTGAAGACTTCTTATAACGGAAACGTCCGTAAGAACTACGCTGGTGTTGGTTTCACATACGATTCAAGTCGTGATGCGTTCATACCGCCAAAGCCATTCAATTCTTGGGTACTAAATGAGAATACCTGTCAATGGAACGCTCCGACCCCGATGCCTACTGACGGCAAAATGTATTCATGGGACGAAGCAACAACGTCTTGGGTAGAAATCGAGTCTGAGGTTGCATAATGTCATCAATAGACCAAGTCAAAGGCCAACTAGACACCCATGAAGCAGTCTGCGCTGAACGCTACGCAGGCATCAACGCTAGGCTAAAGAGATTAGAACAGATCCTGCTAGGCACTACTGGCTTTATCGTAGTTCTATTACTCAGCTTAGTTCTTAAAATAGGTTAATATGAGCAGAAAAGTCTCAGCAGTTACAACTAAGACCACTACTACCAAGGACACTATTCTTACGGTTCCTACTAAGAATACTGCTTACTGGCAGTTAATGTACATTATTAGTCTTACTGGTAACGACACTCCGAAGGTCTACTGGTATGATGCTTCTACCAACACTGAGTACTTTATTGTTGGCGGTAAGAACTTAGGTGCTGGTGAGTTTATTATATTAGACGGTAATACAGAAATAGTAATGCAGGCTGGTGATCAGATTCGTGTGCAGAACTCTAGCACCAATACAGTAACTTACGTAGCAACTGTAGAGTTCATGCCTGAGACAACAGTTCAATTCCAATTCTAAAGGAGAATAGTATGCCAATGGTAGACGGAAAGAAATACCCTTACACTAAGAAGGGCAAACAAGAGGCAGCATCTGCAAAGATCAGCAAGCTTCGTAAAGAAGGTATGCCACAGAAGCAGGCAGTAGCTGTCGGTCTATCGATGACTGGTATGTCTAAAAAGAAGAAAGCTAAGAAAGGCTCTTCTCGTGGTTACTAAGCCCGGACTCTATGCCAACATCAATGCAAAGCGTAAACGGATAGCAGAGGGATCTGGTGAAAAGATGCGTAAGGTAGGTTCTAAAGGCGCACCCACTGCTAAGGCATTCAAACAAGCTAAGAAGACTGCGAAGAAATAATGGTAAAGAAGGTATATCAGAACCCAGAAGGTGGCTTAAACGCCAAAGGCAGGGCATACTTCAAGAACAAGGAAGGCGCTAACCTGAAGCCTCCAGTGTCCTCTAAAGAGGCTGCTAAGTCTCCTAAGAAGGCAGGGCGTAGGAAGTCTTTCTGTGCTCGTATGAGTGGTGTACCGGGGCCTATGAAGGACGAGAAGGGAAGACCTACTCGCAAAGCACTAGCACTAAGGAAATGGGATTGCTAAATGGCTAGGAAAACTTACTTACAACTTGTTAACGATGTACTGATCCGCTTGCGTGAGCCAGAGGTTACATCAGTTACTGACACTGCCTACTCAAAGCTTATTGGTAAGTACATCCAAGATGCCCAGAGACAGGTAGAGGATGCTTATAACTGGAATGCTCTGACTAATACGCTTACTATGAACACTGTTGCTAACCTGTTTAACGGTGTATTAGTAGGTTCTGGCACACGGTTTAGGGTATTAAGCATTATTAACGATACAAGCGACTGGTTCTTAACCTATAAGTCCAGCACTGAGATGGATGACTTATTCTTAAACCAGTCTACTCAGGTAGGCCCTCCTCTGTACTATAACTTTAACGGTGTTGATCCTGCTGGAGATACTCAGGTAGACTTGTATCCTATTCCAAATGGCGTATATGTTATTCGGTTTAACATCATCCAACCACAAGACCCGCTACAGTTTGACGCAGACGAGATCTTAGTTCCTGCTGAGCCTGTTATCTTCTTGGCCTACGCTAAGGCTCTTGCAGAGCGTGGAGAAGATGGTGGTATGTCTAGCTCAGAAGCTTATGCACTATACCAGACTTCTCTGGCAGACCATATCTCGACAGAAGGCAATCGTTATCCTGACGAACTTAACTGGAATGCAGCCTAATGGCACAACAACAACAAGCAGCTTCGATAGCAGCGCCGGGGTTCTTTGGGCTAAACCTACAAGAATCCAGTATCTCTCTGTCTAGTGGCTTTGCCCTAGAGGCTTATAATTGCATTATAGACAGGTATGGTAGGATCGGTGCTCGTAGAGGCTGGACTCCTGTCAATGCTGTTAATACAGACTTAGGGTCTAACAATGTAGAGTTTATGTTTGAGGTTGTTGCTGCTGGCTCTACTACCCTGATCAGTGCTGGTAACAATAAACTATTTACTGGAACTACCACACTCACTGCTAAGACAATCAGGACTGCTGACAACAGCGGCAACGTGTCTTACACTATTACTGGTAACCACTGGCAAGCTGCTGCTTTGCCCTTTGATGACGGTCCTGATGCTAAGGTACACGCCTATCTAGTACAGGCCGCTCACCCTGCTCTAATCTATCATGAGCTACCTACTTCTGGTGGAAGCCCTCATGCCCACAATAGCGGTACTTTTGGGTTTGTACAGTTAGGCGATGCTGGTACACTACCAACAGGATATACTACTTCAGACTTTAAACCTAACTGTGCCTTAGCTGCCTATGGTAGGATTTGGATGGCAGACATTGTAGGCGATAGACAGACTGTATACTTCAGTAGATTACTGGACGGATCAAATTTCTCTGGTGGTGACTCAGGCTCCTTGTCAATCAATGCTGTGTTCCCAAACAATGACCAGATCATAGGCTTGGCTGCTCATAACGGATTCTTGATTATCTTTGGTAGAAACAACATAGCTATCTATGGTAGTCCTGTCGATGTTACCGAGCTATATCTAGCAGACTTTATCCCTAACGTGGGTTGTATCGCTAGAGACTCTATCCAGAATACTGGTACAGATATTATCTTCTTGTCTGACTCTGGAGTTCGTAGCCTTCAGCGGGTCATCCAAGAAAAGTCCTTGCCTATGCGGGATATCTCTAAGAATGTACGAGATGACCTGATTGATAATGTTAACTCTGAGACAGCCATACAGATTAAGTCTATCTATTATGACAGGGATGCCTTCTACCTGTTGGCTCTGCCTACCACTAAGTGGGTGTACTGCTTTGACATGAGAGCACCACTGCAAGACGGGTCAGCTAGGGCTACTATCTGGACCAACATAGAGCCTAAATCGTTCTGTGTCACTGCAGCTAAGGACTTATTACTGGGAAAGGCTGGCTATGTAGGCAAGTACTTTGGACACTTGGACAATGCTACTACCTATCGGTTTAAGTACTTTACTAACTACTTTGATTTTGATAGTCCTACCAAGGAAAAGATCCTAAAGCAAATAGGAATGGTTCTCATTGGTGGCTCTAACCAAGAGATAGCTATCAAGTGGGGCTTCGATTATAACGAAAATTACTCTGCGGTTACGAAAAGACTTGACACGGCGGTTGCTTACGAGTATAATATAGGTGAGTACAATATTGCTGAGTACTCTGACGGTATTGTACTGGACAAGTTTAAGTCCCATGTGGGCGGTAAGGGACCAATTATGCAGGTAGGTTTAGAGGCTGAGATCAATGGTAATCCTTTGTCCATTCAGCGGATTGACATATATATTAAACAAGGAAAAACAGTATGAGTAACTATATTAAGGCTACAAACTTCACCGCTAAGGATGCTCTTCCTAGCGGGAACTCAGGTAAGATTGTTAAAGGTACTGAGGTTGACGTAGAGTTAACGGCTATTGCCTCTGCTATTGCTTCTAAGGCAGATACGGCTGGTCCTACGTTTACAGGGAGTCCTGCAGCACCTACGGCTAATGCGGGTACTAACACTACTCAGATAGCTACTACAGCCTTTGTTACAACTGCTATAGCCTCTGCGTTTCCAAGTGGTGGTATTATTCTATGGTCTGGCTCTATTGCTACTATTCCTACTGGCTGGGTTCTCTGTAATGGATCTAACTCTACTCCAGACCTTCGTGATAGGTTTATTGTTGGTGCTGGTAATAGTTATGCAGTAGCTGCTACTGGTGGTTCTGCTAATGCTATTACTGTAGCCCACACTCACACAGCAACTAGCACAGTAATTGATCCGGGGCATGCTCACACGTACCTTAAAAACGTACAACCACAGTATACTGGAACTGGTGTCTATACAACAGATGTTTGGGACAACCAATCAGCAACAACGTCTACGGCTAGTACGGGTATCTCTGTATCGACTACAGTTGCATCTGCAGGTTCGTCTGGAACCAATGCTAACCTACCACCGTACTATGCTCTTTGCTACATTATGAAGACCTGATGTACAAGTTTCCAGTAGTAAATAGACAAGAATATATAATGTACTTGGAGTTGTTTAGTAACTTATACTGGCTTCATACCGATGTGTTTAAATGGTCAGCAGAAACAAAGAAACATTATATTAAAGATTTAAACCAGCTTCAATCACTACTCAGTGCCCCGCTATACGGCCTAGTAGATAATGATAAGTTAGGTAGGTTTGGAGAAACATTAGGGTTTAAATTTATTAACACCATAGTAGGACAAGACGGTACTACTAATCAGATTTATATTAGGAGTTTATAATGGGCAAGGCTATTGGAAAATTTATCGGAGATATAACAGGGGCTAACCAAGCACGAGATGCTGCAAATGTGTCGGCCCAGCAACAGAGAGAAGCTGCCCTAGCGTCAGTGTTCCGTCCTGTTGGGATGTCTTCTAGGTTTGGTACATCTCAGTTTGGCTATGAAACTATTGGGGGAATACCTAGAGTATCCTCTGCTCAGTATACCGTAGCTCCTGAACTAACAGCTATTCAGAACCAACTCTTTGGTTTAACCCCGTTTGCTGCTCAACAGGCTGCTGAGGCACAACAAGCTTCTCAGCAGATTGGAGCAGGCGGTGCTCAGTTGTTTGGATTAGGACAGCAGTATCTAGCTCAGTCTCCTGAGATGGCACGACAGCAGTTCTTTAATGAACAGATGGCCTTGTTAGCTCCTGCTCGTCAGGCAGAAGAACAGAGACTAGCTTCCTCTGTCTTTGGTCGTGGTCGTGCTGGATTAAACATTGGTGGATCACAGCCTGAACTAGCCTCTTTAGCAGGCGCTCGTAGGATGCAAGAGCTACAACTAGGCGCTCAAGCAGAGCAGGCGGCACAGCAAAGACAAATGTTTGGCTCTGGTCTTATGAGTCAGGGCCTTGGGTTGTTCGGTCAGCAGTACGCTCTTCCGGGTCAGGCTCTTGCGCCGCTACAATCCTATCTTGGTACTATCGGTACTATCGAAGAGATGGGTCAGCAGCCTCTACAGCTTGGTCTTCAGATTGGCGGAGCCGCTCAACAGGGTGCTTCTGCTGCTGCAGGGTTGCTCAGTCAAGCTGCTCAGACTCAATACGCTGGTGCAAAAGACGCTGCCGCAATAAACGCACAGTTGATTGCTGGTATAGCACAAGGCGCTGGCTCAGCTATGAAGGCTTCTGATATCAGGACTAAGGAAAACATTAAGAAGGTAGGTAAACTTACTAACGGTTTAAATGTTTATCAGTATGAGTATAAGCCAGAGTTTAAGGATAGTCCGTATGCTGGTCACGGTGTGCACATTGGAGTAATGGCCCATGAGGTAGAGAAGATTATCCCAGAGGCTGTGTTTACTACAGAGTATGGATACAAGGCTGTTGATTATAGTTTGATTCACTAAAGGATAATATAATGGCTAAGGTTTTTACTAATGAATTACTTGGGTATGATCCAGAAGAACGGAAGCGCCGGAGAAGAGAACAAGACGCTAAAGTTACAGCTTCGCTATTAGGTGGAGACCCTTATCGGTCTATTGGTTTTTCTATCGGTCAGTTGTTTGGAGCAGGCGCTTCTAAGTTATTTGGCATAGAAGACACAGATGCTAAGCGAGAGTCTGATGTTTATGGTGCTATCTCTACCGCATCATCTAGATTTCCTGCTGGTTCTCCAGAATACTACAGAGCAGTAGCAGAGGCTTTACCACAAACTGCTGAGTATGCTTCGTCTAGAGCTACTGCATTAGAGGCAGCGCAAAAGGCAACGACAGATGAGATGACTTCTCTTAGGACAGACGCTCAGTTCTATGAGAAAGCTCCTGAGCAGACTGGTGCTGCACTGGCTGACCTAGCTAGACAGTTAGAAATCAATCCTAATAACCCTGTTGCCTTGAGAAGGTACAATGCTATTACTCAAGCTGGTGTTACAGGTGCTATGGAACAGTTCCAAAAGCAAGAGACAGCCGCTACTGAATCTTATCGTAAGAACATAGAGTTTTATAAGAAAAACCCTGAACAGGCTGCTACTAAACTGGCAGAGTTAGCTGCTCGTATTGAGATTAATCCACAGGATGCTGGTGCTATATCTGAGTACAATACGATTGCTCAGGCTGCGTCTTCTGGTGCAATGACTGAAACTGCACAGGCAGAGAAGGAAGCCCTTAGTGCTGAAAGCATAAGAACAACTATTGCCAAGAATAAGAGGGAACTAGCACAGCTTGGTGATAAGTTTGAGGCTGGTGATAGATGGAATGCTGAGCGACAAGCAGCCATAGATCTATTTGCAGCTAATAATCTAGATCCTAAGAAGCCTCTGAAAGGCGCTGCACTAGTAAATACAGAGTTAGTTAGGGCACAAAGCACAGCACTGCGTGAGCCTTGGGGTGGTACGGCTCCTAGACCAGCGGCAGCAGCGGCTCCTAAGCCAGCAGAAGTTAATACTATTAAAGCAAAGGTAGAGGCGGCTGGTCAAGTATACGACCCAGCTACTTACGAATATAGAGAAGGCCCCGGAGGAGCAATACAGCGTAAACTTAAACAAAGAACTCCTTAAGGATACACAATGGCTGAATGGGAAATTATTACACCCGGAGTAAGGCGAGAGAAAAAGGAAGATGAGTGGGAGACTATCTCTGCCGCTGTTCCTAGTAGAGCAGTACAAGACCCGATAACTCAACAGGTTAACAAACAAGCAGTTGAGAGCATTGCTGCTGCTATCCCTGCTCCAGTTAAAGAAGCTGCTGCAGCAGTGGGAGAGACTGTTCAAGAAGGTTGGGAAGCTTTACCAGAGGCAGTTAAGCAGCCGTTAAAGACTACTGGAAACTTCCTGTTAGATGCGATTGATTACCTGTCTCGTCCTTTTCAAGCAGTAGCTACAGGCGCTAAAGCTGCAGGCGCAGAGATTAAGAAGGAAGTTAAAGGCGATGAGTTATTTGCATTGCCTATCCTTGCTCGTGCTTTCTCTAAACCAGAAGCAGCTACTAAGGTTGGACAGGCTGCTCTACGCGGATTAAAGGGAGAAGAGAAGGCTTCTACTCAAGAGCTTCTAAGCGATGAGTTTAGAAAGTCTAATCCTGTAAAAGCTGCTGTGATTGGTTTTGCAGGTGATGCAGTATTAGATCCTTTGAATGCAGCTAATCCTTTTAGCAAGGCTAAGAGTCTTATTCAGACAGCTACCGACAGCGTGTCTATGCCCTCTCGTCTAACTGACAATGAACTCTTTAGGGCGATAAACGTAACAACTGGAGACACAGCTAAAGCTCAAGAACTGTACAATAAGTATAGGTACATGAGAGACAAGGCTACCAATGAGGGTGTACGTAACGCTAAAGCACTCAACAATGAAATCAAAGTCCTATCTAAACAGACTGGTATTCCTGTCAATGAATTAAAGGCAAAGATTGTACACGATATTGAGACAGGTTCGCTGAGTGACGATGTTATTGGGCAGATAGAGCAAAAGATTGTTGACCGTAATCGTGATATCTTAGAACAGCAAAGAGCTGCTGGGGTAGAGATTGGGGACTTAGGTGCTACCTATATGCCTCACGTTCTAACTAAAGAAGCAGATGATATTATTAATAATGCTGGTCTTAAAAACTTCTTTGGTCTTCGTCCATCTGCTAAAAATCCTCAAGCATTATCCAGAGAAATCGAGGGTACGGTTGCAGAGATTAATGCTAAGAATCTCTATGGCTCTAATAAATTCTTTCAAGATGACCCAGCTATTCTACAAGGAGTCGCAGACTTCAGGGCTGCTAATGCAATTGCAGGTAGGAAGTTCTTAGACGATGCTAAACAGTTAGGTGTTCCTAAAGCAGAAGCACCAGCAAGTTACAAAACTGTCCCTGAAATCCCTGATGTTTCTTTCCCACCAGAAGTAGCTAAGTTATTAAACAGGTCCTATCGTGCGCTGTCCAACACCGAAGAAGTTAATAAAGTATTAAAGCTTTATGACGGTGCTCAGAACTGGTGGAAGATGTGGTCTTTAGGTATTCGTCCAGCCTACCATACTAAGAACGTAATTGGTAACGTATGGAACTCATATCTTGGTGGTTTGACTAATCCTGTTCGGTATGGAGAAGCTGGTGTATTCCAGACTAAGTTAGCTAAGAATGATTTCAGTGGCAAGCTTGTAGGTAAACCAGTGCAAGAACTATATGATGAGATGGCTAACCGTGGTGTGTTTGGTGAGGGTCAGTACGGTGGGGATATCGTCCGTAACTTAGAGAAAGAAATTCAAGGCGGTTCTCGTAATCCTTTTACCTTGTCCACAGAAAACCCTGTACTTCAGGCTGGTTTTAAAGTAGGCCAAACACTAGAGGATAATGCTCGTATTGCTCTGTTCCTAGACCGTGTTTCTAAAGGCCAAAGCTATGATCAGGCTGGTAAGGCAGTGCAGAAGTACCTGTTTGACTACGGCGATGTTAGTCCGTTTGAGAAGGATGTGCTCAAGAGGGCAATGCCTTTCTACACATGGTCGCGTAAGAACATACCTCTGCAGTTAGAGGCTATTGCTCTACACCCAGACAAGATCAATAAGATTAACTTAGCTAAAGAGAATGTCCAAGCTGCTTACGGAGTGCAGACTCCAGATCCTTCAGAGGTTCCATCCTATGTAGTAGATGGGATGCCTATCTATACAGGTAGAAGCGAGGACCCTGCTGTAGTGTCAGTCTTCCAGTTACAGAACACTCTGCCCTTTGCTGACTTAGCACCTTTCTTTAAGTTCTTAAACACTACAACTGAGCCAGCAGCTATTGAGCGTGGTAGACTGTCTCCTGAGATATCCTCAGCATTGTCTAGTGTATCGCCGTTACTTAAGGCTCCTGTTGAATTATTAGCTAACTATGATTTCTTTAGAAGGAAAAACATTAAAGACTTTGAAGGACAAAAAGCAGATATGTTTGGTATTGAGTTGCCTGTCCATATTGCTAAACTAATATCTAACATCGTTGTCTTAAATGAAATTGATAGATTAAATCCTGCTGGGATCTTTGGAACTAGAACTAAGGATATCAAAACTGGAGAGATGACTACCACTCCTAGTATCTTTGGAACAACTAGAGAGACTCGTATGGATATGCAAGAAGACCAGCGAGTTACTCAGGCTCTCTTCGGTGTCAAAGTACTAGACTTAAACTTATCAGAAGTAGAGTTCCAGAAATCTCAGAAAATAAGGTCTGATATTAATGCTGCTAAGGGCCTAGTCAGAAACGCATTAAAGAAAGAAAAGACAAGGGAAGCAGAAACTGCTATGGAATCCTTGGAGTGGTACACTAATCAACTAGATGTTCTTGAGAAAGAACGAAAAGCTAGAACCGGGAAAGACTAACCCATGAGTGAACCAGTAACACAAGCTGCCAAGGCTGCTGTCTCTGGCATTAGGGAAGCTTTAGCCGTAGGTAAGGAGCTAGAGGCTGTTACTAAGGACATTCAGGACCTTGGTAAGTCTGAGATCCAAGCCAGAGATGCCTACCGCCGTAAGCAAAAGAAGAGACCATCAGATACTTCTGTCTTCTCTGCTGTCGAGGAGTGGCGAGGAGTATACGAAATCAAGAAGCTACAGGACGAACTAAAGCAGGACATCATAGAGAAGCATGGTCAGGCTGCTTGGGCTGAGGTAGAGGTTATCCAGCAGAGAATCCTTAAGGACAACAAGGATTTAACTGATGAGTTTGGTAGAGACATAAAGAAGCTTTCGCTGCTCAAGTGGTACTGTTTTATAGCTGCTTTCATCCTAGTTAGTTTTGCCTACGTCATGGGCTATAATCCTTAAGGAGTTATTATGTTATCCCTTATTTCTTCCGCTGTTGGTTTCCTAGCCTCTGGTTTACCACAGGTACTTAGCTTCTTCCAAGACAAGGCTGACAAGGCTCAGGAGTTAAAGCTTGCACAGATGCAGACTGAGCGTGAACTAGCCCTTGCAGAGAGGGGCTTCTTAGCCCAGCAGAAGGTCGAAGAGATCAGGACTGACCAGATTGCCCTCCAGACCGATGCAGACCGCCAGAGCGCCGCTTTAGACCACGACAAGGCTATCATGGCTAGGGCCTCTAGCTGGGTAGTCAACCTGAACGGTATCGTGCGCCCTGCGGTCACCTTTATATTCGTCTTAGAGTTAGTGATGATTAACATCGCGCTGACCTACTTCTTGCTTCGTGGCGGGTTAGGTAGCATGGACGTGGATCAGTTCATCGCAGCTACTGATGTCATCTTCTCTGAGGATGAGATGGCCTTGCTGTCTGGAATCATTGCCTTCTGGTTTGGTTCTCGTCAGTGGGGCAAGAAGTGAAAGTAAGTAGTGCCTGCATAGAAGGGATAAAGAAAGATGAAGGAGTACGACTTCGTCCCTATCGCTGTCCTGCTCTACTGTGGACTGTTGGCGTTGGGCACGTTATTGATCCTTACCATATAAGGACACCATTCAATGAACGCAAAGGACTTAGTATCCCTGATGGGTGGGATAGAGTTTTGTCAATGGCTGAAGTGGATAGAATCCTCGCAGAAGACTTGGCTACATTCGAGCGAGGTGTTCTTAGACTATGCCCTACAGGACTTACCCAAGGTAGGTTTGATGCCTTGGTCAGCTTTAGCTTCAATGTGGGGCTGGGAAACCTGCAAAGATCCACGATAAGGATGAAGCACAACAGAGGCGAATACGAAGCTGCTGCTGATGCTTTCCTTGCGTGGACCAAGGCAGGTGGTAAAGAGCTTCCCGGCCTAGTTAAGCGCAGGAAGCACGAGAGAGAGATGTACTTAATCCCAACTGAAGAGAACTCTGAGGAATAAGAAGTCCACTACTAGGTAGTTTGTTCCCTCCTCTGGGTCTTGTACATACTCTGCTCCACACATAATACCACAGATAAAGTTTAGTTCGATCATCATATTTCACAATGCCCCGCTACGCAGGCTAGGGTCTGCGCTCCCTCTACGTTGTCCTCTTCTTCCTTAAGATTATCCCACACAATCTCTGTAGGCATCTTTGAAAGAAGCTCCTCGTACTGCTCTTTAGTACACTCCTCGTAAGGCGCTTGTCGATAAGAGCCTCCATCCCAAGGCAGGAAAGAGATACCACTAATCTCATCGAAGTTCCTCCACACCCACGCTCCTACGTCCATCCACTCATCTTCCTTGACAGAGATGGTGACAGATGGTTTATGCTCACACCAGTGACGCTGATACATTAACCACAGATCAAGGTGCTGCATAGCTGTTAAGTCCACACGAGTACGAGAAGACTCTGGTGCTTTCACTGGGAAAGAGAACACCGCAGTGCTGTCTGGCCTCATGACACAGTCCTCTGTAGGAATGCCTGAGTCTGTTAAGAACTTCGTGAGAGGATCTTTCTTATCTCCACGAACACGGCGAACATAATACTCGCTATGTCTAGTATGAATACCAGAGGCAGAATTAACAAGTTGAGACACAGTGCCGCTAGGTTTGACACAAGTAATCGCAGCAGACACAGGAATTCCCAAACGTGCTGCAAACTCATTGTTGGTATTAATGGTGACATCGCGTAAGTATTCAAGAGATTGCGTAGTGCTTTCACAGACCCTCCCCATCCAAGGATTATCTAAGATACCAGTTAATGATACACCCAAGAGGCGCTCCTCCTCAGTGTTCTTCTGCCAAATCTTACGAAGATATGGGAAGTGCGTCAGAGTGCTCTGGAACGTGCCTAAGATTGTGGCGATGCGTACCTTCTTAGCCAAGTCTGCAACGGTATCTTCGGCCCGTACAACGACTTCTGTGAGGTTACAGAACTGATATGGGCGAAGGATGATTTCTGAGCAGGGGTTAGTACCAAAGTCGTAATCTGAATCACGTCTCCCATTCTTTGTAGCTTGAGTTTTACTTGCTGCTCGTGAGAAGATTCCTCGCTCTCCAGAGTGACTGTTATAGAGGCTAGTCCACTCTTGGAGAAACTGTCCGATATCGGGTTTACTAATGTAAGAAGCTGAGTTGTTAGCCAAGGCTCTATGTCCTGTTTGTTCCCACCAGTTTCCACTTTTTGCGCTCCTCATTCGGTCATCTTCGAGATCAGACAGACTGATCATTGCACTCCTTCGTACCCCACCGACAACAACAACTTCCCCGATTTTGCAGAGAAGATCATGACACTCGATTGATGTAAGTTTTCTACCAACGGCTCCTCTAAATTTGGCAATAGTGAACTTAAAAAGTTCGTCCAAAGGTCCGGGACCAGAGGCACGTCCTCCAAAGGTTCTGAGTCTGGCTCCTGCAGGTCTAATTCTACTAAGGTCGTATCTTGCCACTTCCCCAGAGTATAGTAAAGCGATGAGTTGGCGTAGTGCTTTAGCCCACCCTTCCTTAGAGTCTGCAACCGAAATAGTAGTTTGAGAATCAAACAACTGATCTGGCACTTCAGGTAATTGAGTAACATATTTATGCTCCACAGAAAAGCCTACACCTGTACCACACAGGAGAATGTACATAGCCTCATCGAATGCTTTAGGGTCATCGATAGGCAGATAGCTGCAGTTATAGCCAGCAGTGTTGTCACGGTCTAGTGCCTTGCCTGCAGTCATGATAGCACGCATGGAAGGCATAACATCTAGATTCTTGACTGCACTGATAAGCTCTAGGCGTAGGTCATTGTTAGGAGAGAACTTGTATTTCTCTTCCAAGTGGTTAAACATAAAGGTAAAGTATCGGTCTACTGATTCTTCCCAGTGTTCACGGCGATTCTTCTCTGGCAGGAATCGACTGTAACGACTCTTTGCAATAAACTGTTGATAGTAATCCATATTATAATTCTTCCCAATTAACTAGCGACTCTAATCTGTCTGCTTTGTCTTCAATAATATCATCAAACCTTTCAACTATATCCTCTGAACGGATTGACAACTCCTCTATGAGCGTTAACTCATCCCACCTTTTCATGCGCTCCTTTATCTCTTCTAATGTTAAGGTCATAATTATACCACACTTTTCTTAGGTTTGCTACGCTTTTTACTAACTACTTGTGGCAGATAACTAACTGCCTTCTCTAGGCCAGTATCCCAGTCAGAGTAATTATCCCACCATACTGTAGTCATATTGTCGTACCAGTAGGTTTTCTCAGCGACAGGATACCATCTCCAGCAGGCCATGCTCTCGTCACCTATTAGGTTCAGAGTCTTAACGCCAACACTTGCAGCACAGTGGGCGATAGCAGAATCCACAGAGATAACGGCATCTAGTGTTTGGATTTTGTCTGCTGTATCAACCCACTTAAAACTATCTAAGAACCCTTCTCCAATCTGCAGAGATACAAAATCATACTCAGGATGTCTTAGCACAAACTTATCTACTACTTCTTTAGGAATCTGCTTTGCTATCATATTCCAAGACTTGTTATCAGTATTATAAAAGATACCAACCAAGGGCTTACTGCGCTTAGGAGCCACTATCTCAGGGTTACGGTACAGACCTTCTGCACCAAACCACCGATCAGTGGGTGCTGCAGGTAACAGACCATGCTCCATCAGAAGGTAAGGCATAGACATCATCTTTATTCTAAACACCGAAGGAGGGCACTCGCTAGAGTTCTTACTAAACCCTGACTTGGTGTCCAGCCTACGCAGAAGTGGAATGATCTCTTCAGGATAGACGCAGAACACATTGTTTGTAAGCTGATTAATCATAGGAATGAAGCGCGAGAACTGTAGCATATCTCCCCAACCAGCCTCTGACCAAACTATTACATTACGTCCTTTGATGTTCTGTCCCGGCATCCAGACAGCAGCCTTATGAAAGTTATTCCTAACTCCGGGAAACTTAGCATTAGCATTCCAGAAGGCATCTGGTAAGGACCGAAGTTCGTGCAGTTTAAATCCGTTTGCCCAATCTCCTTCACGGATTAAGTTCTGCCCTTTCTTGTAGTCCTTATCAGCACTAGCCCAGTTTATCTTTATTGTTCCCGTCATAATACTTATCACCAATCTTGTCGTAGTTGTCTATCATAAATTCAAGGTAGTGCTTTGCCTTCTCAAGATCCTGCTTACCTGCTTTCTTACGATGACGCTGCACATACTTGATTACATTGCAGGCCCAAGGGTCTAGTCTCCAATCTAGGAACACATCCCAAGGTTCGATGTTAGACTTGTAATGATCACCACCAATCTGCTTAGACTTGATGTAGTCACCTAGTGTTTTATCATCAAATTTAGAATTACGATGGTAGGCCACATACCAGTCATTAGGTGTTGCGTTATCAATGCTCATACTTCTTCCTTAAATAGTTAAGAGACACTGGCATCTCATCGAAGCTACCATTAGTAACCTCATGCAACAGCCATATACCCCGCCAGTACTTGTTACCCTGACTACCTAGGTAGTCCTCGTCATGCAGGTAACAGCAGCCACTAAAGAGACCAGTGATCTGCGTGCCATCAGCGCGATTAGAGTAGGCTATCTGTCTGTTCTGCACATGGCCCATCACTGAGGACATATGCTTCTTAGCTAGGAGAGCCGCAGCAGAGGCTACAGCACGCCCCATAACGCCAGAAGTAAAATAATGAGCGTACACAACCCCATCAATAACAATAGGTTCAAGGAACGGTATAACTTCCCAACCATGATGTTCGTAGTTAAGGTCGCCGAGACTAATAGTTCCATCCAGTTTAGGGTCTCCTTCGACAGCTCTGGAAATTCTTTCTTCATGATTTCCAAGAGTGAGGACCATTCTTGGTTTGTACTGTCGTTCCTTGTTTCTCTTTGCTCGCTCATTATGTTCCTTAATAGGTGCTAATAGCATCTCCATAGCTTTGTTAGTAACTTCGATATCAGTCTTGTACCGTCTGCCTTCAAAGGACTTCTTACCAACATCGTAGCTTGACAGGCTAGGCATATCTGCAAAGTCCCCAATCTGTACAATCACATCAGGTTTCTTCTCTATAAGATACTTGCCTACCCATGTCAGATAACTAAGATCAACACCGTCCTTGACTTGGCAGTCGGGGATTATGGCATGAACAGTCATCAGTTAGCGTCCTTGTCTTCATTGTCTAAAGGCTCTTCATGTACGGTTGCAATGTACTGATTAGGTCCAATAGTCTCAAACAAACCATCCCTCTCCATCTCATAAGGATCTTTTAGAACAACACGCTCCATCACCCCGCTGTAGCCAGTAGCCTCCAAGAACTTACAGAACTCATGGAGAATCGTGGGCCATGCAGTGAAGTCTGCAAAGTAGTGACGTACCTTGACAGTCGAAGCCTCTGGGTATGTCGTAGGCTCTTCAGTGTCAAACTCAGAATCATAAATGAATCGATAAACTTTACTCATGCTTGCTCCTTAATAGTTCAAAAAAGTAATCTGCATCTACCACAGCCAAGGGCTTATCTCTGTTTTGTTTGATGATGCAAACAGGTTCGTATCCTCCTGCGTTTCCTCTGGCTTGTTCGTAATAACCGTATACTGAGATAGCTGCTCTGGACTTGCATTCCAAACTAATTGGCAAGACCCGTCTGGCTGCTGGACTGAGTAGCAAATCCTCCCCGGAGACGCCCATACTAACTGAGCGAACATCGTCTGCCTCTAGATTGAATTTGGCTAGTATTAGATCTCTTACCCACTTTTGCAGGTGTCTTCCTTTGGACTTGGCGCTGCTCGGTTTCAAGTGCTACATCCTTTCTTACTTTAATCCACTGCTTAGGTAGATGCATACGGGCATTGCTGTTGTCCATAGATACTGTACTAGCGATGCATAGTGCGTCATCTGTTTCATCAATAACCCAACCAATACTGTGACAAAGGTGAACTTCTGCTTTAACATCTTCTTGCCATTCCACATCTGCTACTGCGTCAACCCATTGGATGTACTGCAAAGGGCAGGTGACCAAATCTGGTTTTCGTTTCTTCGTATCCATAACAATTGTCCATTCTCCAAGACTCTAGTTTCATCGTTGTCGTATGCTTCGAGTACTGCTTTGTACATATCGGCTTCGGTAATACAGTCCTCTAGAATCTTTGCTGCCTTCTTTGGACCTATGCCTTTTAGACCAACAATATTATCAACCCTATCGCCAGTAAGTATCTGCGTATAAAAATGTTTGATAGCTTCTTGATCATCAATCAGGTACTTCTTATCCTTAATAAAGTTATAGTGCCAACCACGAATCATATCAAGGTCCTTATCGATAGACATGATGATATATTCTTCGATGTCTCCAATCTCATAAGCCTTGATACCAATAGCGTCATCAGCTTCTTGTCCTTCTACAATCTCACACGCCCATGCTTTATGTAAGTACTCTCGAATAAGCTCATAGTGTTTGGGTTTAGCTGATACTCGATTTCCTTTGTATGGTGCTGTTACTGCTATGTCTTTTCTGTAGTTGTTGGAACCAGTGAGATAACCTTGATAGTCCCTCACCCAAGGTTTCATCACTAGCTCCTCCATAAACTCAGCACATCGTGCCAAGCATAGCTTGTCGTTAACATCTTCGGAAGC